GGGAGCAGCGCGTGAAGGCGAACTAGGCCAAATGGCTGGTCAAGCACCGCTTACCCGTGGTGTTATGGAGGGTCTTTCGCCAGAACAAGCGGCAGTGGTTCAAGGCTTCTCTCAGGAAGCTGAACGCGCTAGGGCGGCTGCTCAGGGAGTCAGTCCACAAGAACGTAGGGGTTACGAACAACAAGCGCGTGAAGGGTTCCAAGCATCTGGCCGACTTGGAGGAAACCTTGGCATTGTCAGCGAAGCGATGGGGCGTGAGGACGTTATGGCTCGTAAACGCGCTGAAGCTGCTCAAGCTGCCAATCAGTCGTATAACGCCGCTCAAGGGTTTTATACCCAACCGGGCCTTGCTCTGCTAAGTCAGCAACCGCTCTCGTATCAATCCGGGCAACAAATGCTCGGTATGGGCATGGGTCAAATCGGTCGCGGGACTCCGGGCTTGATTAACCCAGACACGGGACTTAACCTTGGTGCAGCCGAAAGGCAAAATCAACTTCAGGCTCAAGCTGCTAACGCGCAAGCGAAAGCGTCATACTCGTCTGGATTGTTCGGTGGAATTGGATCTGCTGTTGGTGCGATTGGCGCAGCGGCACTTCCGCTTATGTTTTCTGATCGCAGGCTTAAAACTGATATTGAAAAAGTTGGGGAAACTAATGCTGGTCTTCCAATTTACACCTATAAATACAAAGGTGACAACAAAACGCAAATGGGAGTAATGGCTCAAGATGTTGAAAAGAAAACACCAAAGGCTGTTAAAGAAGTCGGCGGCTTCAAGGCTGTAAATTACGCACTCGTTAAATAATATGGCACTACTAGGATCATCCGTTGACCCGCGCCTGTTCGTTCAGGACTACTCAGGCTTCACTCGCGCTGCTGACATTCAAGCGCAAGGCATGGCTAACATTGGAGCTGATATTGGAGGGATTGCAAAACAATTCGGAGAATATAAGAAGCAACAGTCGGAACAAGAGAAGCGAGTAAAGTCTGCTGAACTTGTTGCTAATGCCATTGCTAAAAGTTTTCCGACACTTGCTCCAGTTGCTATGGAGGCCCAGATGATAATGGGAGACAAAAACAATTCGTTGCAAGATCGGGTTGCTGCCGCAGACGCTGTTGAAAAAGCATTGAATATTGGAATTAGTAATGCTTATAAAGAACGTGAATTTGGTTTGCAGAAGAGACAACTTGATATTGAAGAAGGACAAGGAATTCAAGCAGCATTGATGAAACAAGCTGAGTTGAAAGACTCTAAATGGCAACCTTACGACAAAGAGATTGAAATTGATGGGGAAAAAGTAAAAGTTATTGGATCAGTAGATCAGTTTGGACAATTCAAAGATATCAAAAATAATATTTACCCAAGTGTTGCAGGCGCGTTTTCTCCAGCGGGACAGTCTGAACCACCACTTCCAGATGGAGAATATCCAGACGGAACGCCAACCGTTGGAATCCCAATGGATGGCCCCGGCGCATTACAACCGAAAGGAGTAATAGGTGGCCCAACTCCACCAAGCAACTTTGATTACAGCCAATTTCCAAGTATTCCGGGTGAAACTCCAGTAACCACTATTGATCCAGAAGTAGTAGCGAACATTGAAGCTGCTGGCGGTCAACCTGCTACACAAACACCAAGACAAATCCGCCTTCCCGCTGGATCTTCGATTGTGACGGATAAAACCAAGGGGCAATTTAGGGCGGCGACTCCAGAGGAAGCACAAGAACGCGGTGCGGCAGCGGGTCAAATCAATACAGAAACCAACCAGTTTTTCCCTATCAATCCACCACCCGGAATGACGATTGAATCAGATGGCAAAGGAGGTTTTAAAATAACCCAAGGTGCGGGCGGTGGGGATAAAGCTGAAGCCGCAAAAGAAGCCCAAAAAGAACAATCGTTTGAAAGATCAAGGGCCATTATTGGATCTGCTTCAAAAATAATTCCTCAAATTCAATCCGCTCTTTCTGCAAATCCGTTAATCGCAAGAGGTCAGCAAACATTAGGTCAAGTCTTGCCCGCCGGAGAAGCTGGCCGAATCGCCTCGGATTTGGAGACGATCAGAGTCCAGACATCCAAAGAAGAAATTGGAAAGATGCGGGCCTCTTCCCCAACGGGGTCGGCAGGTGGAACAATTACTGAAAACGAATGGACTAAATTTGAAAACAGATTTGGAAAAATGGAAGTTGGCATGAATCCTAATGATCTTGTATCAAACGTGCAAAAAACAGCATTGAATCAGTTTGAATCCGTCAACGGAACTCCTGAAGAGGTTGTGAAACTGTTTAATGATGGGAAAATCTCTAAACCAGTATTTGACGATTACCTAAAAGAATACAAGCAAACTCGATCGATCCTTGGAATTTCAGACACTGGAACTGGCGGTCCGGGAGATGACTGGACCAAATACAACCCAAATCTTTTGAGGTTTGATAAAGAAAAACAAAATCAACTCAGTCCCGAAGCTCAATCTTTACAGGATAGACTTAACGCATTGAAGGCCAATCAGTAACTGAATTAACATGTCAATCAAACTAATCTCTGAGCTTGAGAGTCAAAAACAACAAGCAACTTCGGAGTTTGAAATACTAAGCAATCAAGCGCAATCGTTGTTTGATTCTGGCGATCAGCTTGGTGCAGCTAAAGCAACGCAAAAGGCGCAGCAGTATGTTGATTTGGTAAACGAGGCCGATCTAATGATTGGCAATCAGAAAGAGAACATCACAAGGAAACTTGCTGATGGATCTTTTTTGAGCGAGAAAGACCCAATGGAGACTCCATTGACGACTTCTGAAGGGATTGACAACAAGCTGGCTAGGGGATTATCAGCAGTTATTGGGCAACCAGTAAATATGCAATCAGAACTTGGATGGGAAGATCGAAAAAATCTAGCATTCTTAACCGACTCTTCTAAAGACGAATACCTAAAAGGAAAGTATGGCGAACCTAATGTAAAAACAATGAATGTTATGGGTAAGCCAGTAAGGCTTATCAATGATGGAAGTAGTTGGTTTCCAGTTGATCGTTATGATATGACATCAAAAGACTTCATAGATGTCATTGGTGAAATTGCACCAATGGCGGGTTCTATTGCTGGAGGAATTGGTGGGGCGGCGTTGTCCAAGACCCCTGCCGGAACGGCCATTGGAAGTGCTGCTGGATACACTACTGCTGGAACGATTCAAGATTCTCTTGCTAAAGCCGTTCTCGGTGCTGGAGAAGGATTCGGCAATTCAATTATGCGTAGATCGACCGAAGCCATGATTGGGCTTCCAATTGAATATGGCGTCACTAAAATTGGCGGCGCACTCCTTCGTGACGTTGCGACAATGAGAAAAGGTGCAGTTTCAGAAAGGACAAAACTAATCAACGAGGCTGGAGAGTTTCTTGGCAGAGAAGGTTATCCAACAAGCCTTGCGAGATTTGCTAGTGGGAGTGTTGAAAGCCAAGAAAGAATGCTTCGCGCTGCTCAAAATCTACCAAACTCCAAGATTGGTCAAGATCTTGCTTTTGGAGCAAAACGACTTGAAGCATTTATGGATGATAATGTCTTGAGGCAATCTCTTCCAGACAGGCTTTATGCTGATGCTGAGAAAGCATTAAAGGCCGATAACAATCTTTATCTAAAACAAGTTGCAATTTCAGATAGTGCTACTGCAGAAACGTTAAAGAGAAGCGCAAGCGAGGAAATGCAACGGCAAATGTATCAACCTAAGATTGATGAAGGGGCTGCTGCATTGTATTTGAGAGAGTCGCTTGGAAAAGGCAAGGCTGTTGCGGAACAAGCCAAAAAAGACGTTTACGATTCTTTTTATCAGGAAGCCGATTCTGTTGTGAGCGTAAATCCAATTGAGTTAGCGGAAAAGATTGAAAAGTCGTTTTATGGAGGCGCATCAAGACCAGCCGAAATTCAAAAGGTTATAAACAACTTAAGGGCTAGGCCGCAAAACGCCAACAAGATTGTTGATCTTCAAAAGCAAATTGATGGCGGAAAACTATCACCAGAAGCCGAAAGCATTACCCGCAGAAAAATACAAGAACTTGAAGAAATCTCTGGTCCGCTTAGCGCGAGCCAATTAGATGAGCAAGTAAGGATTATACGGGACCAGGCCCCATCTGGTCCAATTGCTGGTAGTGGTGCAAACGAATTAAAAAGAGCATCAAGCACAGCGGAACGAGTAGTTACCCAATTTCGTGATGATGTTTATAAGAAACAAGGACTATATGATAAGTGGTCTGATGCTACCAACAAATATCAAAACTTTCTTGACTATACCCAAACTGACCTTGCTAAAGTTCTAGAAACTAAGTTGGGAAAAACAATGACTTCGGGCGACATTATGAAGGCCGCATACAAGTCACCAGAAGATACTAATTTAATCCTTTCGGTTATTAAAAGAGACGATCCCAAAAACTTCCCTGCATTTGAGCGTTCAATGCAAGAGTCTTACTTGAATAAGATTGGCCTAAATGGAAGGCAACTTGGCTCTGGTGATGGGTTTGATTTTGATGAAAGAATCGTAAGGGAGCTGTTTGATTCTGGAACAGGAGTAAATGGACAACGAATGGTCGGAAAACTAAGAGATCTGCAGTCTTACTTTAAGGCTCAAAAACTTGACCCATCTAAAATCACGTTTGATGACTTGAAACAACTTGAGGGCGTAGTATCTCAAGATGGAATTAAAGAAATGAAGTTCTCCATTGCCAATAGGATATCGAATCAGCAAAAGGCCGAGAAACTTGGGCGCAACGTCTTAATTAAGGATGTTCTGAATGGACACAAAGAGTCAATAACCAGAGGCGAGTTTCCTAGAGCGTTATTTGACGCTGAACCAACACAGGTAAAAAAGGTATTTTCTAAACTCAATCCGGCTGAACAAAAGGCAATTCGAGAAGATTTTGCTGAACACGTATTTTCTCGTTACCCCGGTAATCCTGATTCAACGGCAATGAGATTGCAGCTTTGGGATGGTGATCGTTTTCTTAAAGACGTTGCCGCAAATCCAAAGTTAAAACAAAACATGGAGATTGCATTAGGTGAAGATTTTGTTAACAGGATGACGGCTGCGTCTCGTCTTACTGAAGCTACTCAAACAGTCTCTAAAGGCACTGGAATTCGTCCTACTGGTGTTGTTACAGAAAAAGGGGCTAGGGGATTTGTCCCTATTGGTCCAGTTTTAAACTCAATTGGAACTCGCGCAACGGCAGCAATGTATAGGGCCGGGTCATTATTCCCTCTTCTCGGAAAAATGGCTCAAAAGGAACTTACGCAAGAACAATTCCAAAAAGAAACGTCAAAAGCGTTGGGAACGGCATTGCTTACGGCTAATGGCATTCAAGCAACATTGCAAACCGGCAAGTATGATCCTGAATGGTCGCGTCGTCTTGGGCAGACCCTTGGAACAGCATCTAAGGATTCGATTGATTATGCTAAGGCATTTGGGTATGGAACAAGGTTTTAATAAAAAGAGTTGCATCTTGAAGAGGTAAGGGCTAAGAACTCCAAGTGACTTCGGAACCAACACCAATTGATCCCAACGAAAAGCTCAAGGCCGAATACGTTGACGAGCGAGAAGACAAGTCAGCGTGGTTTCTTGAGGTCAAGGAACGTGCAAAGTTGAATCCTTCAAACTGCGTCGAACACTATGCCCCAAACAAGGCTGCAATGGCCTTGTGGCTGGCCGCACAAGGCGCGAGGATAACCGACATCCAAAAGAAGACAGGGCTTGGCAGAGAGACCATCAGGGGCCTGCAATGGCGGCACAACGACACGCTGGAGACAAAGCGCAAGGAATTCTCGATGAGATACGCGATTGCAGCGCAGGATTACACGGATTTGCTGTTTGAGCGGTCCCAACAACTGTTTGATAATCCCGAGGAGCTTGCCAAGATCAGCCCGGATAAGCTGGCGGTAACGGTGGGTATCTTAACCGACAAGGCGGCGCAACTTACCGGAATGGCATCATCAATCGTCGAACACCGCAAGGGGGCTAGTATTGACGATGCGGCTAAAATGATTTTTGATGCAAAGGCTCGGATTGCCAGTAAGATCAAGAGTGACGCCATTGATGTTGAAATCATTGACGGACCAAATAGCTTCTGATAAAAATCAAGCGTCAACCGGATGTGTGGTCCAGAAGACGCTTTAACACAAAACATAAATGACTATGAAAAGTGCTGAGAAAAATAAGCCAGAACAAATACTGGATGTCAAGAATGTATCCAATTATTTGGATTACGATCCAGAAACCGGAATTTTTACTTGGAAGGTCAAAACGAAAACAAGTAGTGCTGGAGATGTCGCGGGACACGCGAATTGGCGCGGATACGTTTCAATTTGGATCAATGGGAAGCCGCATTACGCTCACCGATTAGCTTGGGCGTTTTGTAATGGCTCATGGCCTATTGGCGATATTGACCATATAAACGAAGATAAGTCTGACAATAAGATATGCAACTTGAGATTGGCTAGCCGATCTGAAAACATGTTCAACCGTGGTCGTAATAAGAATAATACTTCTGGGATGAAAGGAGTTGTTTTCTGTAAGACAACGCAAAAATGGAGAGGGCAAATTATGGTTGATCGGAAAAGCGTCAATCTAGGAAGGTTCAAAACCAAGGAAGAAGCGGCAAATGCGTATATGCGTAAGGCTCAAGAGGTCAGAGGGGAGTTTGCCAAATGTTGAAGTGGACAGAGCATCCAATCCTAGCCATTCCTACGGATGAGGAAATAGCTTACATGGATGCTGGAGAGTTGATGGAATTCCATCAAATTCGTGAAGAGGCTATTCGGAACGCGGCAAAAGATCCGTTTAGATATGGGTGGAAGTTTGAAAACTGGAAAAAACTTGAGAAATGCCTTGAAACAAGAAACGAAGCACTTATTAGCGGTGGGAATCGCAGTTCAAAAACTCAAGTAGGGGCATACTTTGTAGTCAAGGCGGCTATTGAAAACCCAAATTCCGACATCTTTTGTTTTGCACAAAACGCCGAGGTGTCAATTCGGCAGCAACAAGCGGCGGTATATGACTGGATGCCAGCGGAATTTAAGAACAAGCAAACAAGTCAAAACACATATCTTTCTTATTCAAGAAAGAACGGGTGGACTGACAATTCTTTGATTTTGCCAAACGGATCGCGCATTTCATTTAAGACTTACGCTGCCTTCGCAAACAATTCAACCATTTTAGAGGGAGCGGAGCTTGGATCTAAAGAGGCGACGTGGCTTAACATTGGGACTTGGTGCGACGAAATGCTTGGTGGCCCTGAACTGGTTGATACGTTAAGATTTCGGTTGGCGACCAGAAATAGCAAGATGATGCTTACGTTTACTCCAATTTTTGGATATACTGAGCTAATAAAGCAATACCTCGATGGGGCTAAGGTTCTTGAGAGCAGGGAGGCGGAATTGCTAAACAACGAAATCGTCCCCACGATCCTAGAATGCAAAAACATCAAGGGAACCATTCATTACTTCCACTCTCAAGATAATCCGTTTGGTGGTTATGATCGGATAAAACAAACATTACTTGGAAAAACAAGAGAGGAAATCTTAATCAGAGCCTATGGAATCCCAACAAAAGCGGCGGCAACCAAGTTCCCTAAGTTTAACAAGGTTGTAAACGTGGTTCCCCCGTCCTCTATCCCGACCAAAAACATCACGCGCTATCACGTTATCGACCCTGCTGGGGCGAAGAACTGGTTTATGTGCTGGATTGCCATTGACGAGAGCGGGACGTTCTGGGTTTACCGTGAGTGGCCGGGAGTTGACGTTGGTGACTGGGCTGAATGGAAAAGCGGGAAGTGGATGCCGGGGCCGGGGTCTAAAGGCCAAGGGTTTGGCATCCGCGACTACATTGAGGCTATTCAAGAGATGGAAGGCGACGAGGAAATCTTCGAGCGATTGATCGACCCCCGCCTTGGAGCCGCAAAATACCAAGCGCAAGACGGTTCCTCCTCGATCATTGAAGACCTAAGCGAATCAGGAATGGTTTGCATCCCCGCACCGGGGCTTGATATTGACGATGGACTTCAAGCGTTGATTGGCAAGATGTCATGGGATACCGCTCGACCTTTGGATTCCGTAAACAGACCGCATTTCTACGTCAGCAGCGACTGCGAGAACATCATTCAAGCACTCTCTGAATACACTGGCGAAGGTGGGCTTAAGGAAGCGTGGAAAGATCCAATTGATGTTTGT